TCTCGTGCTTCAATCTCATGTGGTTGATACCAATACTCATACTTTTCGACTGGTTCTTTAGAATAACACAATTTTCCATAACGTTGTCGCAATGAACCCTTCACCCATTGAGAGAGATGTGTCAATTCATGCAAGAGAGTTTTTATATACAACTCTTTGTCCATGTAAGTGTCAAGTTCAATCAAAAAGTGTCGAGGTCGATGTGTTTCACCAACAACATCACAATAACCAACAACATGCTCACGTTTCAATCCACGATGTACAATTTCAACATCAATTTTGTGACGTGGGAAGAAGTTATTCAGAAACCAACAGGTAACATCCTCACAGAGGATTTTAGAATAACCGTATCCAGAATGGTAGATAGAAGACATGTTCCCCAATGTAAAAACCAGACAAATGATGCAACAAAAATGAGTTTTTCCTTTGATGTCATTTCTGTTGCTGAACCTCCACACTATCAGGTGTGTTCATATACGTTTGAAACTCGTGACCTTTAACAAAACCAAGACCACCACCAAACATCATCAAACTAAGAAGAATTGCACCTGCTTTTGTGTTAGTTCCACTGTCACTAATTTCATCTATACTCTTTCCAGTAACTTTCTCACCAACCCATGTACCAGCAGCACCACCAACTAACATTAACACCCAAGGTGCAAAGGTAAGAAATGCCCAACCTGCTGCAATCACGCCAACAAGTGCAACACCACCTCCAACATCTCCAATGCTAGAAGAATTGCCATCACCCCTACATTCACGAAGATTGTAGATATAAATGGGGTCATAAAGTTTCTCAATCTGCTCACGCGCAGTTGAAATACTTCCTGACTCAGTTGTAACAGTGAACTGTCCACCAGTGGGGACAGTTTTAATCTCTGCTTTGTAAGTTGCCATGATGAGTGTTACTTTGAGTGTGAATTAATTGTTGTTAGGTATTATCGCAGATAAAGATAACCACCTGCCCAATCAGCATGTTCAAATAACCATTCACGCTGTTCAATCAATCGTAGATCAAATCTTACACCCTTGGCAGGTGCTTTGCTAGCAGGTTTATACACTTCACCAGTCTTCTTGTCAATGAAAGCATGAATACTGTCACGACGATCACCAATATGCATGAAGACTTTGTGATACTTACGACCAGAAGAGTCTAGAGAGTAAAAGTATCCATCAGGAGCATCTTGAGTGAGAGCATCACACAGCATCAGACCATACTTAACAATGTTAAGTTGAATGGTGTTCTGTGCTTCCTGTTGAGAAACAAAATCAGCGAATGTTGAAGTCATTTGCTTGAATTGCTTTGACCTTTATAGAATACACCAGATTGGTGCTTGTGCTCATATTGTGTGCAGGTTATTCAACTGGCACAAGAGAACTTGTCGTTGTTGAAGTTTGCACAAGAAAATGCCTCACGATCAACTACCTTAAATGAACCAAATTGATTGTGAATGACATAACCTTCATGCAATGCTGGTTCATCACCAATCATACAACTAATTTCAGCATCTTCTTGTATGTAATGCCACATATCAAGTTTGATAGATGACATCAACTTCCACAATCGCAGCAGGTTGATGTCACAATCACATTTCTCTGCAATTTCATCCTCCACAATGGGTCGATCTTCACGAATACATGCGTTGATCTCTTTTTTGATTTCTTTTGCTTTGCGATCAGTTACAAATTCACATAGAGTTGACATTTGCTTGGCAAACTTACACATATCTGCAAGATCCTCACGATAAGGATGCAAATACGCTTCAGGTTGCACAAACAAACATTCACGAGTGCTGATCAGTTTGCTACTCAAAGGAAATGCATATGCATCTCGAAGATCTTCCAATGCATTGTAAATCGTGTGTGGCGCGATAACAATGTTTTGATCAACTATTTCATCAAAGATATAAGTGATCGTATTGGGGCGAAAAGTATCAGTATTGCCAAACCCAATAAAATCACCCTGAATAATGGATTTAGTGCGAGGCAAGTTATCAAAACAAGCATGAAGAATAAGTGCCACTTGCCCTTCATGATTCGCATCAATTTCTTCATGAGAATGATTGATCTTGATCTTTACTTTGTTGAAGACAGATTTGGTTCCAACAAAGAACTTACCATTGGCAGGATTGCGACCCCAAACAATAGCAGGAGCACCATCCATCTTGGTGCTGATGATGCTATCAGGTTCAGAAAACCAGTCAAGAACTGAAAGATCTCCAGTCAGAATAGAATCTTCAGGATGTTCGATGTGTTTGTTTTGCATGATCCTATGATTGCATAAAAAAAGAGGTTTTGCAACCCCTTTGTGATACTTAGTCAACTGTCATGCAGTGACTTGAGTGTAGGTGTTCTTAACCTTTTCAATAAAGGCAGAACGTTGATCAGCAGTTAAAAGATTGTTGCGAGTGAAGTTAATGAAAGCAGCAAGTCCCACAAGTTCCATGACACCATTGAACACAGGGATGCTATCAACAACAAACACAATCTCATGAATGAGAAGTTGTGCAACAATCACGACAAACAGGATTGCAGTGCTAAGACCAATGTTCTTGAGAAGTTCACTAGAAACATTCTCATCCACGAAAGTCTTAACCTGAGCGATCTTGTCTTGCATGTTTGGAGTCATTTGGTTGACCTTCTTAAGATAGTGCATTGGTGGAGTGATTGGTCAAAACAGTGGTCAGTCTCTCAACTGTCACTATCAAAAACTTTTCACATAATGACAACAGGAAAGAACTTTTTCTCATACTCTATCAACTCTTGAGGTGCAACAATTAGATTTGATTCTGGTGTGAGAGTTCTATCTTTCCACTCACGTTGTAGACCATAAGAGTATAGATCCAAACCAGCACGAATGTATTGCTGATCTGTAGGAACTTTAATGATATATGATCCACGTCGATTGTCAATACCATCCAAACTCAAACGATCATTCTCTTTACCAACAACAAGAATAGTAGAACAACACATCACATACCATTTACGAAATGTAGAGAACTCGCAAAAACTTTCGCGGTTGTCTAACATGTAATGATATACATTTTGTGGACGAAAGCAATGATCTTTTGTCGCAATAAATTTCTTGTTGTTTTGCAGTTTCTCAAATGCAGTTTTTGTAATCAATCCAGTAGGAATAGAGCAGGCATGAACTAGATCATAAAAGGGTCTAGTGATTGCTCTTACAATATCTTTGTCATTTCGATTATTCTGCCACCAATCAATGATGTCAGTGTTCATGAAATCATAGTAGCAACGTTGTGCATAGATTTCAATTTTCTTTGCACTAGATTGTTTGATTCGAGTCAATCTATCCAATGCATGTTCCATTGTAATGATGGAATTTTTCATGACTGATTAGCGACGAATTTCAGAGATTGCAGGTTGACCTTGGTTGAAAACAGTATCGACAACTGCTTGCACTTTTCGTGCAGTGCTGATGCCAACACTGTCATAGGTTGGAACACAGACCAACCCAAAGGTTTTAGATTTGTCACCCAGACGAATGACACGACCAATGGATTGACTGATCCCAATATAGTCCATGTTTCGCATGAAAACAACCGCTTCCAGTCCATTGACATTGATTCCCTCACTCAGAATACTGTGATGAATCACAACAAACTTCTTAGAAGAATCTTTACCCCATGCGTTGAGTGTTTCAAAGAATTGCTCACGGTTGACTTTCTTGCCATCAATGATAGCACCAGTCTTGGATGTAATTGTCATCCAAGAATATCCACGAGCAGCAAGTTCTGCACAGAAGTTAGAGTGAGTGATGAGATTGATGATCTGTTTTGTAGTACGAGCACAGATCAGAGTCTTGCTGATGTTATTGTCATCAATCGTTTCCAGCAGGTTGTCTGCATCCTCAGCACACATTACCTTGCGCTCCTTTACCATAGGAAGAGGTTTGACTACAACTTTAGGAGGCAGAATAAACCCACCATCAACTAATTCAGGTGCAGGAACATTGCATAGAACCTGACCATAAACTTCAGTATCATTCATCCCAGGTTTGAAAACAGTAAGACTATGCTTAGGAGTAGCAGTGAAGAAATAGCAGCGGTCACTATCAACAGAGAAATACTCTGTGGCAGGGAAAAAGTTACGTTTGACAGAATTGTGCGCTTCATCAAAATAAATGTTGTTGACTTCAATATCTGCTTGACGAACACGATCAAGAGAATTGTAAGTGGTGAAGATGATTACATTCTCACCAGCACTGCGAGCAGTATTAGCAAACAGATGAATGTTCTCAGGTTTGGTAGAAGAATAGTGATGCGTCTCACCACTATGAACGTGCATGATGTGAGTGTTGGAGGTATCAATAATCTCCAGAAACTCGCTGCACAGTTGTTCTGCAAGCAGGATACGAGGAGCAACAACAACAGAAGTCATTCCATTGTCGATATACTTGCAGTTTTCTGCAATGTCCTGAATCATGCAGATAGTTTTACCACCACCAGTGGGAACAATAATCTGTCCCTTATCATAGGCAAGCATATTGTTAAGAATACGCTTTTGATGTGGGCGAAGAGTAATCATGCATCAAATGACTATGAAGTAACAATATCAAAGATTTGGAATCAAAGTAAAAACGTATGCCAGTAATTAAACTGTCACAGCATTATCAGGTGTGGTGCTGCATTTAATGATACTTCCACATCTTCATACATTTTACCAAAACTCACCTTCTTTTTCAAGAGATCAGTTGTTCCTGATCCACCAACTTTCTTAAATCCTCTCTTTGTAATTGCGCCAAAGATTGTGAAGAATAATGCTTTCTTTAAGAATGATCTAAATGATTTTCCACCAACAAAAAAGAAATATGATAACTGCAAGGATGTATAGTGTTCATAGATTCTATCTTCTGGAATAGAATCAACACTTGTTCTAAACCCACCTTCAGTCTTAACCATCTTGATTACTTCCTTCTGATAGGTTTTGAATCCATCAGCATATGCAATTTCATCAAAGAAAGGTTGCATAACTTTTTGCAATTCTTTGAATGTATGGAATCCTCTCTTAACTAATAGTTGAGTGGCTTTCTTATATGATGGAAGTTTTCTAATTTCAGTAAATCTACTACCAGTCTTTGCTCTGACAACATTATCAAAGATATTCAAAGTTTTTCTTGAGAATAAACTCATAATTTGATTGTATCCAGAATACTTTCTCAAGAATGGTTCTAATGATTTGGGTGCCATACCTGCTACCCAAGGTGTTGATGCAGATTTTGATGCATCAATGTAAAACTTTCCATTAAAACTACCTGAACCCATTGCAGGAAGTGGTTCTAATCCAAAAATGGTATTCTCAAATGCAGGATCAATCTTTTTGTAGTTGAAATCAAAAAATAGTTTCCATGTGGATGCAGATCCAGTGTCTCTAATATCCCATTTGTTATACTTAATGTCAATTACATTTTCAATTATTCTTTCAACTTCATTTGGTTTCTTTCCATTTAAAACAATCACTAACTGAGAGTATGGGTCAAGATTACTCTTGGAAACCTTTCCAATTTTTGATATGTCACCTGCAAGTTTAACTGATGTAGATGAATCTCTACCTTTTGGCATTTTATGAGATACTGG